AACTTAATCCCTCTTTTGCTGGCACTAGCTCTTGTTGGGTGTGGGCTGATGCTGAGTTCTTGTGATGAACCGGACCTAGAAGAAATGAACCAAAAACATCGGCAGTTTGGACTGAAAATATATGAGTTTAAGGGACACACATACATAGTTACCCATCCGGCATATTCTTATTCTGGACACGGCATTACACACGACCCCGACTGCAAGAAGTGTGAGGAGAAAGTAGATGAGTGATAAACCCGAGTGGAAATACCCTATCAGAGAGGATCTGGTGCAGTGGCTTTGTGATAACATGGTTTGTACAATCTCGATAAAGACAGTAAATATGACAGATGATGATGGGGATCATTGGATAGTTTTGAAAACAGGCGATACTACGAATGTTAGGAGAGTTCGTACGGAGTTCTTTGAAGATGGATTATTCAAAATAAGTGCAGGTTATTGGGGTTTGGTTAAAGTTGATCGTAAGGGCGAAGAGATGATCGAGTGCCTCAACAAAAGAAGAGAGTACGAAGAGAAATATGAAACAGAAAGAGTTGAGTATGAGCGCTTGAAGAAGAAGTTTAATGAATAGAAAGAAGAGAAAGCTTCGGTACATAAGAGCTAAGAACAAATCTATTACGAACGGTAAGAAAGTGGACAGAGACGCTGTTATCACTAGTCTTGACCTTCCGCATCCGATGACAGCGCATGAGATGTGGCTTAAGGGGTATGCAATAAATGGATAGTGAATGGATTGATATTTGAAATGGGCGATTCCAGCAACTTACATATTAGTGATGAAGGAAAGAGAATGAGAATAGTTAAATCAGGCGACCAGTATGCAATAGCTAAAGGGTACTGGAAATTTACAATGTTTTTAGATTTGGTAAATACACGTTTGTGGTGGGACAAAGATAGTCGATTTTACAAAGATTGTTGGGGTAAGCTAGAGGAAGTAGAAAGTGTTTTGTCTAAGATACCACGAGACTATAAAACATATAAGAGACTGTAATGAGTGAAGAGAAAAAGTACCCGATAAACCAAGAGCTAACGGACTATGTAAAGACCATCTGGCCAAACGGCCAAACGGAAATCAGGAAAAGGAAATACGGATGGGAATTTTACATCCCTAGCTCTTTGGATTATGAGGAAAGTTGGTTTCCTCTAAGCATTATGCCTGAGAGCATTGAGAAGCTAGTGAGAGCTTATATGAAAACAATGGATATTTGAAATGGCAAGCAAAAACAGACCCAAGAAGATAAAACGAAAAGATAAGCATGTTCACCCGTCTAAAGAGTACTTAGAAAAGATGCGTAAGGACTATGCAGAGATGAAGAAATTAGATAGGATTCTTCCAATAGAGATTATGGAATATGATAAATAACGACCCATTTGTAATGCCTTGGTACGAAGACAGGCCACCGGATCACCTGATAGGAATCCATGTAAAAGAGGTAAAGCCTGATTATTTCAAGAAGCTGGAAGAAACCATTGAGACTCTACAGAGTGAGATCGGTGTTCTACAAAATATGGTAGAGAGTCTTGATTATGAGATTGGGGAGATGAAAAAAATGAGGAATCATGAAGTTTAGAAAACAGAAGTTATTAGGTTCAGCTCCTGTTGGAAATTATAAGGAAGACTATATTATTTACTGTCCGTTTTGTGATGCCCGTGTAGACCAATTATTTATTGATGATGCCGTTTTAGAAAACATGACAGGTCTAGAAAAAGAGATTTCCAACATGATTTTGAACAAAAGAATGTGGCAGCGTATTAAAGATCATGAATGTAATAAATGAGAAAGAGAATGAAGCTAACGACAAGCAAAACTAACACACTGATCACACTCGAACTCTCAGAGATGGACATCCAAAGCCTTTTGAGCGGTGGTGAGCTGTATAACGCATTGTCTGAGACTGAGACTATCAAGATTCGCAAGGAAGACGTACTAAGGCCGTGTATATCTACAAGAAGGCATGGAGAAGAAGAGGAGAGGGATGACAGATGGCCAAATTAGCAGCAGAAACACAAGAATGGTGTAAAGAAGCTTTAGAGAATTTCACATATCCAATCACCAGCCTTAAGACCGGAGAGCCAGGAGAGGTTTTAATGCAGTATCCGAATGGAGAAACCCATTGGGTAAAGCTAGAAGATAAAAGTCTTCCCCCATTCAAGAGGGAAGACCAACAACAACAAAAATAGAAAATGAATGTGATTAGCATAACATGGAACAGCTTTCTGCATAACACAACAGGGCATTAAAAAAGGGTGACAGTCGAGAACCCGATCGACCATCACCCTAAGTGCAACTAAACACTCAACCGTACTTTAGCATCTCTTTAGCAAAAGAAATACCATAAGTTACCATCTCAGGTAGATAATGGTAGCAATGGATACGGATGTTTATCTTGTGCTCGATCAAGGGTCTTATTTCAACTTCTGGACAATCGAAGCAAATCCGATTACCATCCCAAATGAGTTTTGAATCTTTGTTGTTGTAACGATAGACAAAGACAGGGAACGCACGCTTCTTGAAAAACTTCTCCAAGAGCTTTATATCAGCGCTTATTTCTGCCAAGCGTTCTACTGTCTGTAGACTGCACGCTTCTTTCATAGCCTCATTGAGCGATGAGCTATTGAAAGTCTCACTGGGTTCAAATTCTTCTAGCATATTCTTTTACCTTTTCACATTTATGAAAGTCACCGCGGAAGAAGACAAAGCATGTCCCTGAATGGTGATCACCGCCAAAAATACCATCAACGTCTATAGCATCGGCTGCATGTAATTCATTATATTGAAGTACAGCCTTTAGAAAAGGTGTAAGGTACGGAGGAAGATCTTCTTCTTTGATCCAGAAACCACAGGGACAAGCGCCCTTAATGATTTCCCCTTTGCATTTGTCACAATGTTTCATGTTCATTCTCGTTTAATTTAAAGAGGGGATTCGGCTTTATAGTCGGCCCAGCTCCCCAAGGCTTTAGGACTTAATCTTTTTTAGCTAGGTCTTTTCTGTTCACCCATGTGGAAACCATAATATCGCTACCGTGACAAACTGAAGGCATCTCGTTATAAATAAAAATCACAAGTAACTTTAAGTTTTTCATTGAGTTCTCATCAGCCCTACCGATAGCATCGAAAAGCTCATGTTCCAAAACAGCAGTTAAAAAGTGTCCAGGCCGTACGCCTTCCATATATCTTAATAGCGATTCTTGCATCCATAGAGGAAGCTCTTCGTAATCTGTGAAGTCTAGTTCACGAACGCCATACTCATTAATCTTCATTTCCAATCCTTATTTAATTATTAAAGAAAACCCAGTAAGAGCCATCAAAATAATGCTCTAAAAAGTTATCAGCTGAATATTGTTCCCAATCTATGTAATTTGTGAACTCTTCAGGGATTTGATCTACATTGCCAGTGTCAACGCAAAAGTCGTAAACAACATCGGAGAAAGAGTTTCCATGTCCCACATATGTATCTCTAGCGTACTCCATTAAAGAGGAGATAGACTCTTTTTCTAAGTTATCACCCACAACATCAAGATAAGCAGCGAGTAGCTCTTTTTCCCAATCGTCTAAAGCTCCCCATTCCCATAGCTCTTCAGATACCCAGCATTCTCCGACTAATCGTTCAGGGATATCTTGCCAGTCCTGAAACATTAGTTCGGGATCTTCTTCATCCCTATGGAGTTCTTGGCATGCTTCCATGAAGCTTTCTTTGTCTGAATAGTCGAGGGGGCGAATCCAAGAACCAAACAGAGAGCCGTCATTGTATTTGCCATATGTGCCAACGTAAACCGCTGGTTCGTCATTTGATAAGCGACACTCTTTCTCAGAGGTCACAACATTGTGTAGTTTTGCTGTCATTTTCATTTCCTTCGAGCAATCAAGCCCTTGTTGTTGTAAAGCTGCTTTTCAGCAGTGAGACGGTTAGGCTTCTTCTAAAATATCTGAGAAATGTTCTTCAATTTCAGAAAAATGCTCGTTTTTCTCAAGCCAATTAAAAGCACCACTTGGACTTAAAACAAACATCCTATCGCCAGATTGTGAACCGCCAGTAAAACCAGGCTCTGAATATTTGGAAGCTGCATTTCCAGAGCCATACATAAACCAAGCTCCTTTTTTTGTTTTATACAGCGATTCCTCGAAATATTCGAAATCATTACAAGCACAATTGGCCGATGCTTCTTCGATGAAATCCGCTGTTTCCGTGTTGTATGTTTTCCCATTGATTATCTTTTTCATGTTGTTCTCTCCTTTGAGCGATCAGGCCCTTGTTGAATCTACAAATATAGCATCGTCTGTAATTGATAGCAACGGAAAACAACGGAAAAGAACACAAAGAATAATGAAGCATGCTTGTTAAATTTGGATTGTGGTAAATATAGGCGAACAAATGGTGAACATGGGGTGAACATGGCTAGCCGAAACAATCCTTTTCCTTCAACTAACCCTATGGGTAGGCCGGAGTACTGGACTAAGAAAAGGATTGACGCTCTAATTGTGAAGCTTAAGAAATACGCTTCTAAAGCGAGTACTTGCGATATTTTAGAGTTTAGAGCTGACAATGATTTGACTTATGATAATATAAGAGCAATATGCGCCAAATCCCCTGACTTTCGCCAGGCTTACGAGATATCAAAGGCTAAAATAGGAGCTAGACGTCAAAAAAAGGCGCTAACAAATAAGTGGCATCCTGGAATGGTTCAACGTGATGACTGGGCTTATACGCCTGAAACTTACCAATATAATCTTATGATGAAAGACAAAGAGATTGAAGCTAGTCAGAATCTAGCAACGAAAGCTCTTATCTCTGAAGTAGCACATCTAAAAGCCGAACTAGCCAAGGCTCTCGCTGAATGATTGACGAATCACGTCTTTTCGATAAAGAATACAGGATGAACAATCTTTATTACATTATCGACAAGAACGGTGACAACATACTTTTTGTAATGAACGAGGTACAAAGAGAAGTCTTTCACAATCTACATAATAAGAATTTGATACTTAAGGCCAGACAGCTTGGAATGAGTACCATGGCGATTCTCTACCTGCTCGATGAAGTATTGTTTTGTCATTATACAAGTGCTGGCATCGTTAGCTACTCTCTCCCCCATGCTCAACACATATTCAAGAACATCGTTGGGCATGCGATTAATAACTTTCCTTTAAAGAGCGAAGATCTTGGGATCAAGAGTCAATCGACTAAAGAGATCACGTTTAACAATGGCTCCAACTTCAGAGTTGACACCTCTTTGCGCGGAGGTACTACACAATTAGTTTTAATTACAGAATTTGGTAAGACATGCAGTCGAAGTCCCGCTAAAAGTGAAGAAATTATTACAGGTACTCTAGAATCAGTACCAACAAACGGAATTATTCTCATTGAGTCAACAGGCGAAGGCACAAGCGGAGCGTTTACAGAGGCTTGCCTTGCAGCTAGCGCGAGAGGCAACGAGGATCTTACAACAAGCGACTACAAACTACATTTTTTCCCATGGTTCACAGAGTCAAAGTATACAAGTGACGAGGCTATCGAGATTGACATCTGTACTAAAGATTACTTCACAAAGCTAGAGCATGAGCTAGACATGGAGTTTTCTTTAGGTCAAAAGAAGTGGTATCAAAAGAAATGGGAGTGGCTTGGAGAGAAAGTCCAGCAAGAATACCCGTCAACAATCTCTGAATCATTCGTTAGCAACGCTGAGGCGTTCTACTTCGCCAAAGCTCTTCAAGATGCGCGACAAGAGGACAGGATTTGCAGTCATTCAGTCTATGACCCACTCCTACCAGTCTATGTAGCTGCCGACATTGGCGTGACAGATCTAACAGTAATCACATTTTTCCAGCTCCATCACGGAGAGAGACGGATCATTGACTACTACGCTGATACAAACAAGGATCTGGATTTCTACGTCAATCATCTGATCAATGAAAAGAGGTACATCTATCACACAATAGCCCTACCTCATGACTCAGTGAAGAAGGGCAACGTTACAGTTGATAATATCTATTTTTATGAGTTTAAACGCCTCTTTGCTCACACTGGAACAAAAGTTATTGTTTTAGATCAATCAGATAGAAACGCTGGCATTGGTAACGCTGTACATAAGACGCGCAAAACGGTATTTGATGAGACTAAGTGCAAGGATTACATCACCCATATCTCGAAGTACCAAAAGAAATGGAGCGAGCAATTGAGTCGCTATGTCAATGAGCCCTTGCACAACGTACATAGTGATTACGCTGACTCATACAGATACGCGCACCAATTAGCTGATCGTATGGAGAGAATGGGTGCAGCAACAGGCGCAATGTCTAGACATCGCGAGGTAGTTGCATCTAGGGCGCAAAGAATATAGTATGAATAGTAAATTAATTAGGTGACTTCGTGAGCGATACCGATATTAAAGCAGAGTACAATGAAAACTATCGTGATGCGTCACAGTTCTGGGCACCGTATCAAAAAGATGCGGAGATATTTACCCTAGCTGCATCGGGCATGACTTGGACAGAGAGAGAGCGCAAGCAGTTGATCCAAGAAGGCCGTGAGCCTATTGAGCTTAACATCATGCGCAGACCTCTCTCTTTCTTCTCTGGCTACTTGCGAGACAACCTTAACTCAATCTACTACTCACCCGTTGAAGGCTCAGACAATGAAACATCGGAGCAGCTCACAAAGCTTGGCTTAAACGTATGGGACAAGGGCGGTGGTTACACTGAGTTTCTTGATGGATATGACGAGGCTTTCAAGTCTGGTATGAGTCTCAATGGTATCATGATGGACTACTCCAATGATTTCATCGATGGTGATATTAAATTCTATAATCGTACATACAATAGCTTTTACTTAGACCCAAATTTCACAAAGATTAATCTTCAAGATTGTGGTTACGCCATAACGAGAGACCTGGTTAATGATGAGGGAGCGAAGAAGCTACTACACAATCATGTAGATACAGCAATAGTAGATGATCTAAGTCGCAGCTTTCGAGATGATAAGTTTATCAAGTACAGGCCGAATGTTACGACTCAAAGGCGATCACAAAATACATTTGCATATGATCAGTACTACAGACGTACAACACGGATGCGCAAGTTTCTTGTAGATATGGAATCATCTTTCTTCAAGGATATTTCAGACCTACCAGCGGACGAAATGAAAAAGCTTGAGTTCGGTATCAAGCGACTAGCTAGTACAAGAGAAGAGTTTGCTACAATTGGCGAGGATCTTCAAGAAATACCCAACGTTGAAATCCGTAGCATTGAGAGATCATACATAGAATTGCACGTCTTCTTGAATGGTGAGCTTGTTTACTCAGGTGAAGACGATACAAAGATTGTTGAAACCTATCCATTCGCCCCTGGCCTCTGCTATTTCGAGAAATCCATATGGATACCTAGCCAGCGCGTACAGGGAATGGCATCTACTCAGTTTTCAAACCAGCGTAACTTCAACAAGCGTCACATGAAGATCATCGACATGATGGACAGTGTTATCTCGACTGGTTACAAGTACTTAATTGGTTCCGTTCCAGACATTGACGACATGCAACAAGCTGGACAAAACAGACTCATTGGCATAGACCCAGACAATGCGCCCGAAGGTCTTAACTCTGTACAACAACTGCAATCCACAGGCCCAGACAACGGATTCCTACAGTATCAGGATATACTAGATAAGCTGAGTCTTACTCTTGGTAATGTCACTGAAGCAACGCTGGGAATGGATGACAAACAAAACTCTGTTCTATCCGGTAGACTTGCACAAGTACAGATTGCACAGAATCTCTTAGCTAACCGCAAGGTGTTTGATAACGTTGCTGAGACACAACAAGTGTTGGGTAGCCTAGTTCTCAAGGCCATTCAACGTAACTACTCCCCTGGCAAAGTCGAGCGCATCTTAGGCGAGCCACCAACTGATCAATTCTATGATACAGAGTTTGAGCAATACGATGCTGTTATCAAAGAAGGTATACGCTCCAAGTCTCAAAAGGATGCGTACTACTACGAACTGGTTAACCTCAAGCGCGAGGGTATTGTTGATGTTCCACAAGCTGAGATTGTTAGAGCGTTACAAATCTCTGGTATCAGCGAACTACAAGAAGCTATCCAGGCTCAACAAGAACAGCAGCAGATACAGTTAGACAAGATCGACAGACAAGAAGAGGTTGCCCTACAGCTTTCTAACAGCCAGAAGATTGCTAACCTAAGTCTAGCGAAAGAGCGTGAAGCGCGTGTGCTATCTGATATCGGACTTGCTGAAGAGCGTCACAGTGAAGCTGCCTCTAACCAAGCTGATGCAGTACTCGCAAGAGCAAAGGCTATGGTTGAGTTATCCAATCTCAACGAGGATAGAATCATGAAAGTTTACGAGTTCATGGAAGCGATACACACTGAAGAAGAGCGCGAGCAAGAGAAGATTTCTAAGCAAACAGACGCCAAGGCCGACAAGATCGACCAGCGTAAAGAGATCAGTCAAGCAATTGAGACCCAGCCATCAGAGAAGTTAGAGTCGGAAAACATTTCTTTATTATGATCTAATTGAAATATAAAATGGGTGAACATGGTAGCTTGTAGTCAAGTTCCAAAAACTACTAACTAGGAGGTTAGAAGTGTCTAAAGGTAAAAGTATGAATAGTCCAGTAGGTCTATATTCAAGCAAGTCAAACCCGATGGGTCCAGCAAAGAAAGTTCCTTCTCAATTTGGTCCAGGTGGAAACGCAGATCAAGCTAAGGCGAACAGGCTGCTCGGCCAAGCACACGCAAAGCACGAGTCCCTTCGTGGTAAGAGCGGAATGTAACAATGGTTTTAGTTCGATGTCCTGATTCTAATCTTATGCTTCCCAGGGAGTTTATTGATCAGCGCAAAGCTTTAGTAAAAGTGATTAATGAGGTGCTTGAAAAGGCAACGAATTCGCTCTCTCACGTTCGAGAGAATTACTTTCTATCGTTAAGCGCAAAGCTTAGTAAGTTCAACCCTGAGGAGTTTGAGATTGCGGAACCAATCATGACAGAGATACTACCACCGTTCAAAAGCAATCAAATGGTTTACTTTATAAGTCCTCAAAGAGGATTCCGTGAGCTTCTATGGATGGTTGCACCTGTTCAAAAGGGTGAGAAACTAAAAGTAGAGTTCAACAAGTCGGGTGTCGCCTACCTGCAAGCAAAGGGCGCAATGCCATCATAGGCAAAACCTTCGTGACAGGTTAAAGCACGTTTAACGGGAGAAATATTGTGGACACCGAACCGCAAGTTGAAGAGATACAAGAAGACATTACAGAAGTCCTAGAGACAGCGGAGACCCAAGAACAAGAGGTGGATGTTGATCAGGTCGTAGAGTCTCAAGAAGAAGAAACGCGAGTCCCTTTATCTGCATTACAGAAAGAGCGCAAGAAGCGTCAAGATGCAGAAGCTAGAAGTAGTCGCGCTGAGATAGAGAGTCAGTTCCTCAAGGAACAGTATGCAAAACCTACTGAACCAGCGGAAGAAGATGATTCTCTATACGAATCAGTAACGAAGAAAGATCTCAATTCTTCTAATCAACTAACGAGGGATCAAATCCTTAGAGAAGTTGAAGAGAGAATGTGGACTAACTCCAACGCTGAGAAAAGAGAGTATGTAGACGAGAATTTAAAAGAATTTTTACAAAAAAGGCCAAACTTAGCCAGCGCTATAAACGAGTCAACCAATAGGTACGCCCAGGCTTACGAGCTGATGTCTAAATTATCTGAGACTCAACAGAAACAGGTAAGACAGGTACAGCAACGTAAACCTTCGCCAGGTTCACCGTCTTCAATACCTAAAGCAGCAGCTATAAACCAGGCTGTTGATGTGATGAAGATGACTGATGATGAATACCGTACCTGGAGGACTTCCAAAAGATCGCGCCGGTAAAACGGAAGGTAAATTATGAGTAGCATTACAACCACGGCTCAATATGGGTCAATGGATGAATCTTGGGCACACCGCGCACTATTGCAGCGTGATAAGCAGAGAAACATTCACAATCTATTTGGTAAGGCATTTAGCCTACCATCCAAAAGCTCTGATACGGTGAATTTCCGTAGACAAGAGAATTTAAACTCTGACCCTGTTGTTCTAGCTGAGGACGCTGATCCAGCACCTGAGCAAATCAACAAGTTCGATATCTCTGTACGTGTACAGGAGTTCGGAAAGGTTGTTCTTCTCAGCAAGAAGGTTCTTCTTGTCGTTGAAGATGACACAGCAGCGGAAACAGCCGATAACCTAAGTCAATGTATGCATACCATGCTAGACAAGGTTACCCGTGATGTTTGGGACTCTGGAGTTTCACAAATCTCATGCCTAAATGGAGCTAACGGTAATGCAATTACTGAGCTAAGTCAGGCTGATTGGGACAGAGCTATTGCATATCTCGATGAGAACGACAGCGAAAAGACTACTCCACAGATCGAAGGATCTAGTCGTTTTGGTACAGGCCCAGTGGAAGCAGCTTATTGGGTAGCTTCTCACGTTAAGCTCAAGCCAGATCTAAGAGGTTTAGATGCCTTCCTTCCTACAGTAGGCTATGGCCATCAAGAATCAGTGCTTCAAGCTGAGTTTGGCGCAGTCAATGAGGCGCGTGTTGTTACTTCAACGCTCGTTAAAGTGTCTTCAGCTAACCCAGCCGTGTACAACAACACGTTTGTAGCTGCTAATGCTTATGGTTATGTGTCTATTGATGAAGTAGCTACAGAGATGATTCTAAAGCCACTTGGCGCTAATGATTTACTCAACCGATTCCAGTCAATGGGCTTCACTGCATACTTTGCAGCTGAAATCTTGGATGACTCACATATCGTAACATTGCTTTCAACTAAAGCAGCTTAATAAATAAAGGATAAACAATATGTCAGGACTTCAATTTCAGGACAGAAGCGAAGCATTCCGCTTGATCTCAGGCGGTGCAGCTTACACGCTAGATCTAAACTTTGCTCCGAGTATGCTAGAGGTCTATAACCTCACGCAATGGACAAATACAGCCGGAAACCTACCGTATAGCGTATGGTTTAAGGATGACACAGCAACAGCAGAATCATACCAAAAACAGGTCATTGATTCAGCAGCAGCTCAGAGCTGGAACTATCTAAATGCTCAGACAAACGGTTTCACTGTTGCAGATACTAGTGGTGGTGCTTCTTCTTTTAGAGCGCTTATCTCAGGTGTGACATTAGCTGACCCAGCGGTTGTAACTACAGCAGCTGTTCACGGAATGCAGAGCAATCAAATTGTTCGGCTGACCGACCTCGGTTCCGATATGCCAACAGCTCGTGGAATGGAGCAGATTAATAACAAAAGATTTAAAATCACCGTTATTGATACAACTTCATTCTCTTTGCAGGACGTTATTACTGGTGAAGACATAGACTCAAGTGCTTACACCGCTTGGGTATCTGGTGGTCGCGTTAACCTAGAGTCTCGTGTACTCCGGCTTAACAACCCACAGCAGTCACCGTACTCTGTAGCAGCACCATATGAGTCTAATGCGTTCTCTTATGATCCTATTGATCGCAAGATGACACTAGGAACAGATTTGATGGGAGATGACGGGGATGTTCTTAGAGTTCATTCTAAGGCATTTGGAAAAGTCTTTGATTTAGGCGACATTGGATAATGTTGGTTGGCTAGGTCATAGTCATATGGCCTAGCTACTATAACCCTATATAAGTAGATATAAGTGGCAAACGCAGCCTTTAGAGCAAATATCAGTGGAGTATCGCAAGCGAAACCTTGTGTAATCACGACTGATGCTGTTCATGGGTACCAGACTAACCAACTAGTCAGAATCTCTGACCTTGGGAGCTCGATGCCTGTTCCACGTGGAATGTCTCAACTGGACGGCAACCGCTATAAAATAATAGTACTAAGTACAACAACGTTCTCTCTACAAGATCCAGTAACGTTTGAAGAGATAGATTCCTCATCATTCGAGGCTTGGGTTTCAGATGGTCGTATTAATTTAGAGACAAGAGTACTGGCTTTGAATAACCCACAGACCTACCCATATAAAGATACAAGATATATACAGAACCCGTTCGTTTATGAAGCGGACTAAACCAAGGAACCCTATGACAAGACTTAGAAAAGATGAAAGCACAGCAGTTATGGACTCAGCAATAGCAGAAGCTGAGAAGCCTAAGATTGAAGATATGCCTCTTGAGACTATGAGACACTACAGACTCTATAATGAAGAGGCTAGAATGTTGAACAAGAAGGCAAAGAAATGCCTACATCCCTTGAAACAATGCCCAGTTGACTTGCATCCCACAGAAAGAATCGTATTCTCAAGAAATGACCAGCCATCTAATCCTCTTGCTGTATATGTAAGCAACGACAAGATACACTTTGAAAAGACCTTAGTTCCTGGTAAGACCTATGACCTACCTAAATACATCGTCTCTTATCTAGCTGAGAAGGGAAAAGCTGTATGGGGTTGGGTTGAGAAGCCCGATGGATCATCAGAGACAAAGATCGTTAACAAAGAGCGTAGATTCTCACTAAAAACTGTTTATTCGGATTACGAAGACTATGAGTAGAGTTGTAGCAGATGTTCTAAAGATCATGAGACTTGCCATAGGACCTGATGAGTTCAAGATCTATGAACAGTTTGGTACAATGACCATTGAGATTGATGCAACAAATAATGCTGATGGAGTCTATAACTTCCCTGGCGATGAGAATACACCCTCATTTATCAATGTTGATCCACAGGTAATGATATCTCTTACAGATCCAGTAGGCAGTTCTCTATCATGGTTTGAGTTACAGTACTTTCAAGATCCTGGTGAGTTCTACTCTTTGTGGGGTATCAATAATGAGTCTATTCTTATTGCTGGTACTCCTACGCAAGTTCTCTTCTATGGCAATCAACTTGTCTTTAGAACAGTCCCTAATGATACGTTCACGGTCAAGTTCTATGGGTATCAGCAGCTAGCAGAGATTAGTAGTACTGCAACAGATATCCCCTTTGACTACTGGATGCGCTTCCTGGCCTATGGTGCTGCTAAAGATTATGCAGCCGACTATCGTCTAGATCAAGAGGCTACGGTCAACATAGAGCGTAATTACAAGCGACAGCGCAAGTTGCTAATGGCTCGTACATATAATTATAAAAAAACACAGCGGTGCATTCCCCGCTTTTGAGGTAAACAATGACAACGTGGAATCCCTTATCTCCAGACGGTTCTAAATCTGTAAAACAGAATAGACCTCTAATGCAGCAGAACACTACTTATATTCAGACAGAGATGGGTAAAGATCATTATTGGGATGCTGCTGAAGCTGCTGATGGTGGTAAAAAAGGACATCACAAGTTTGTTCAGATGCTATCGACTGATGATGGTGAAACACCTGCTGTATCAGACAACCCAGCACCTGTCGGTGATATGGATGGTGTCTTTTATGTAAGAAAGAAAACAGCTATCGAGTCACCAGCTAATCAAGACGTACAAGCATTCTTCAGGAATACAGGTGCCACCTCAAGTAGTTTTATGCAATTGATGGGAATAAGAGCTTGTGGACTTATCACCGGGATAACATCTAATAGAGCTCTCGTTGATGCTGAAATACCTTATTCTCACAATATAGGCTCTATAGTAAGATCAGGTGAAGGTAGATATACAGTAACTTTTGATACTGCAATGCCAAGTATTAACTACTTAGTTTTTGGGGATGCATTAAGATCGAGTTCTGATGGAGTTCCTCAAGGATTTAATACTGAAGGATCAACAGACTCATCTTCAAAGTCTACTACCACGTTTAAATTTCAAACAAGAAAAGTTACGGGAGGGTCAACCGATGGAAATCTGGAAGATCCTAAACAAGCCTGGTTCGTTGTGTTTGGTGGATAATGGAAATCTTTGAAATCACTGGATTTAGTACTGGAGTCTCGAAAGAGGGCGTTAACTTCCTACAACCTTCTGACTCTTTTGAGGAAATATTCAATGGTTTCATCAAACGTCAAGTCTTACAGACAAGGCGTGGCTTTGCCAGATTTGGTATTAATGGTCTTTCAGATGGTACCCGTTGCATGGGCATCTTCGAGCATGTTCTCTTAGACAACTCTACCCAGACTCTAGCTATCAGTCAGAAGTTCCTATACAAGTACACCGAAGGTACAAACTCCTGGGATCAGATTGCTAATACAGGTGGCGCTCCTGCTGCTGGTTTTAATATCAATGCACCGGAATTTTACGTCTCTGGCACTTCATATCCTAATGGAGATGGAGGGAATAGATTTGTATTCTGTGGTCAAGGGCTAGACAACATCTATTTCTATGATGGTACAGATGTAAAGCAATGGAATCTTGTGGCAGACAATCCAAGCTTTCAAGATTTTGCCAATGGCGCTCTAACAAAAGCCTGGTACGTTTTTCGCTATGGGGAGAGGATTAACTTCTTCCTACCAACAGTTGGAGGAATAGATTGTCCTCAAGCCGTTCTCTATTCAGCGATCAGAAGCGGTACATTAGCTGCTTTCAAAGGCGATAAGTTCAATACCGCTGGCTCTGGTCTCTTAGCTGGCGATACGGAAGAGTATATTCAGGGTGTTGCTCATATGGGTGATACAGTAGTAGTGAACTTCAGCAAGTCAAACTGGACCCTCCAGAAGACATCGGACGCTTTCAACCCTTATCTATTCAAGAGATTGACCTCTGTAATCGGTACGGATGCGCCTTATTCTACAGTTGCTTGGGGTAACCAGGTACGTTCTATCGGTAAAGATGGAATCATAGCTACCGATTTGAGAGAGACTTTAAGAGTTGATAATAAGATACCCGATTTCACCGCTGATGAGATTGAGCCTATTGAGTTCCACCAAACATATGGTGGTTTTAACAGACTCAACCAGCAATTTCTTTGGTCCTATAAGAGTGGAACAACAGACAACGTTGCCATTCAAGATAGGATGCTGGTAAATAACTACGAAGAGAACACCTGGTCTATCTATGATGCTAGATTTAGTGTGTTTGGCCCTAGTGAGAATGGTGAGACTATCCCTTGGGATGATATTGATGAAATTACTCACCCAGAAAGACCTGGATGGGCAACTTGGGACACCACGGAAGAGATCTGGAATAAGATCGGTATCCTCGATGAAACGATCAAGACGCTAGCCGGTGATAACGCTGGTATCATATACATACTTGACCAAGATGGTGATGACTATACAGAGACCATAACAGACGTAAGCGTTGCTGATCCATGCGTAATATCGGTAGCCTCTCACTGCTTCGCTATCGGTGATAAGATCACCATCTCTGGTGTAGTTGGAGTCTTAAAAGATGATGGAAGCTCAGACATAAACAACTTCGATCCAGCAAATCCAAATATAGATTTCAGTCCGTATATAGTCACAGCATTCAACGCTACAACGATTACTATAGATAACGATACATCCACTGCAACAGCGTGGGAAAGTGGTGGACTGATATCAAAGATCATCGAGTTCTCTGCAAAAACAGTGCCATTCAATCCCTACAGATCGCAAGGTCGTAAGGTCTATATCTCTCACGTTGAGTTTCTTATAGATACAAACGCTGGTCCACTGCATGTAGATTTCTACGCTGATGAAGAAGAGACACCGTTCAAAGGTGGCATTCTCGCTCTCACTGATTCCACAATCAGACGTAGAGAATGGATAACCATCAGTGTGAATAATGAGTCAGAGTTCCTGAGCATGCGACTCAAACAGAAATCTCCTGATTTGGATCTAAAGATTACGAGTATTCGTATACATGCTTCTCCAGGAGGTCTAACTAGTGGCTAAGTTACCTACAAGCTTCAATGTTGGTGATAGAGATAACCTGACACCGGAAAAACTCCTTGAAATGTTAGAGGATATGTACCAAGAGATTTCTACTCATGTTAACCTTAAACCTAATGCCAGATGTAGAATGGAAGGAGATACTCCTACGCTTGGATCTCCTGATGATACTTTCGTTACAAATGGTGATCTCAATATAAAAGTAGATACTGGTACCGTAGAAATGGCTACGATAGACCCAGATACGGGAGATGTAACGTGGAACGAAATTCAATTTGTATAATAAGGAAATAATATGGCAGCACTTTTACCAATATTAGGGGCAGCAGCAATAGGTGGACTTGCATATGGATTTGGTGGGAAGCAAGATAAAGCTAGCCCAGGTCAACTCCAGAAGCAAGACCTATTAGATGAACTACTACGTTCTATTAAGGGAGAGGGTCAGTTCAGTGACCTATTCAATATGGATGATGCTGGATTTCAGAAGTCATTTGTAGATCCTGCCAAGAGCATGTTTCAGAACCAAATAGCGCCTCAAATCCAACAGAGTTTTATCTCAAGTGGTCAACAGCGCGGTACTGGTTTAGATGATACTCTCACAAGAGCTGGTGTTGATATGGATCAGATACTTAATCAACAGTTTGCTCAAATGCAACAGCAGGCAGAGCAGAGCAAATTGGGAGCAATCAATAAAATCCTAGGTACTGATAGTGGTGTCCAAGCAAAAGGTCCAGGTTTTGGCTCACGCTTCTTACAAGGAGCAGCAGGATCTCTTACTGGGAAAGTAGGTCAACAGGCAGGTGCTGCTGGTGGTCAGGGTTTTGATGCGCTTAGAAAAGGTTTTATAAATCAACAAATGTCCGGGATTACCAGCGGCTCAAGGTTAGGTTAATTATGTCAGCACCATCACCATTTGAAATAGGCAGAGCAGCCGGAGACTCATTTAGTACAGGATTTCAACAACAACAAGATTCATCAGCTATTGATCAAATCCTATCTGAAGCAAGTAGGTCCAAAGATCCTAATGCTATCAATGATGCTATGAGTCAAATCCTCTCTCAAGTATCTCCGGATAGACAGGAAGCAGCGATAAAAATACTTC